TTATCCACCTGTTTTTCGGCCTTGGTTTCCTCCGCTTCGACTACTGCTTTCTTCGCCCTGCTGTTTTCGTGCGCCAAAGCATAGATTTCCGCCAGCAGTGCTTGCACACTCGGCGTATATTCTGCCGTATTACGAAGGTCGATGCCGCGTTTCCGAAGAGCGCTATATGCCTGTTTCGCATCGTGGTTGGCCTGATACCCCATGAGCACCGTCCAAATGTAGTAGTGCTCAGGGGTGTCAGTATGAAGCCTCCAGCTCCGCTCTTTCTCACAGGAATAGCAGGTTTTGTACGAAGCGCCGCACACCTTGCAATTCCGAATCATGGTAAACCGCCTTACTCCTCAAAGAGGATGTAGCACAGCTCCGCGTCGTCGGCGCAATAATCCTTCAGAGCAGTGAAGGAGAAGGGGTGCGTACCTTCCGTGGTCAGGTTGACCGTGAAGTTGTTGTCGATCTTGGCCTTGGGGAAGACAATCTTACCGGCACGCTTGACAGACGGGTTGCACACGTCAGCAGCCAGAATGTCCACGACATACATCGCGGCCTCGGCAAAGCTCTCGGCGCTGTCCACCAGCTTGACGGCAGAATCCGTCTCGTACTCATAGAACACACCAACAGTGGTTCCGACGAAGGAAGCGGGCAGAGTGATAACCTTGCCCTCGATCTTGGCGTTACCCTCATCAACGCCGACCTCGATCATACCGCTGATGTTCTTGTCCTCGCTCATGGTGTACACGGCAGCGGGGGCAGAAGTGGGCACGTGCTTCAGCGTAGCGGTCTTGGTGCCCTTGTCGTCCGTCACGGTGAGGATAGCAAAGTCGGCACCCTTGACCTTCTTGGAGCTATCGGCCACCTGCACCTCAGATCCGAGCTGTGCGCCCATCAGGTTCAGGTTCAGCAGAGACAGCTCACCAGAGAAGTTCACACCCTTAGCGGTGTCGAAACGGGCGAGCAGAACGCCCTGAGCATCAGTCTTGTCGGTAGACTCGCCAGTGAACTCGATCTGAGGACTCTCCACGCTCGTACCGGTGAAGTCCACCAAACCCGTTGCCAGGTTGATCTGAGTAATTCGACGTACCTTGTCGATGACAAATTGAGTTGCGTTAAACATGGTATTCATCGTCCTTTCTATGTTTTTTCGGGATCATTTCAGATCCCCCATCCAATGCAGTTCCTTTTTGTCGAGCTTCTTCATATCCACACAGCCGCTGTAAATGCCTTGCATTACGAAGCTGTAGCTCTTATGCTTCTGAACACGCTCCACGCTGTCCATAAAAACACCGATGGGCAACGTCCATACGTCATCCCACCGGTACTTAAATTCTGGGCAGTTTGTCAAAGAAGAGATAAGAGGCAACAGTAATGATTGAAAAGGCTTCTGCATTTGCAGTGCCATTTCATCCCTGTCATCCTCAATCATGATTTTTCTCGTGGCGTCGTTAAATCCCGTATCCACATTCTTTTTCAGCTTATGGATTTGACGGAGATAGTCAGTCATGAGCTTATGAATAGCTCGGTCGATCACCACTTGATCTTTATTCTTCAGTACAAGGTCTGGGAGACCTGTTTGTGTACCGAGCTTAAAGGTCGTGAAGTCCATATCCCCAAAAAGGATAGACACCTCAGATTTTTGAAGCGTCTGAAAAAGGGATATGAAAAGGTCGTATTCGTCTATCTTCTCCCAGAAGACATGAAGTTTGTCCCAGATTTCGACTTTTCGATCGGCGGGGGTCGAACAGATAGTGCGCACCAGTCCGAAATACCGCTGCTCGCCAAAATCTACGATTTCCTCCAAGGTGGGTTGCCTGATCAAGATTTTATCGTTGATCTTGTATCCCTCTCCACGAAACAATTTCAGCTGATCAATCAATGATACCAGCCTCCCTATTCATCTCGTGGGTAACGTACGGGATCGACCACCCGGAGTATCCTTCGTTGAACTGAACTTCATCCGCCGTACTGAGCTTGATCCCACCCAGTCCGAACAGGGGCTTGTCCCCGTTGTTCAAAATGCGATCCACCTCATCTGCCAGCAGATCCGCTCTGGAACCCTGCAGCAAATCAATCTGGTGCTCGTTACAGATGATATAGACAGTAATCCCTGTCTCCTTAATCACATTCGAGTCGGTATAGACCACGCGACTACGCATCGTGATAAAGTTTTTGTCATCTGTTTGCGTACCAGGGACATAAAAGTGGGTTTTGATGAGGGGTTCCGCAGGGCTTTTACTACCCGTTTTGAAATCCTCAAACTCCGCCACGTTGTTCCCTACGTTACAGAGCAAATTGACCACCGCCTGATTTTGCAGCAGCTTTCGTTTCAGCAAGATCTTCTGTTGAATCATCGAATCAAAATGCGGCACCCTCATCACCTCCTTACCAGTTCACAATTTGGATTTTCATAACGGCCTCACTGCCGGAGGCGTCGTGGATTGCCTTGATCTCAATTTGTGTTCCCACAAATACGGGATCATCCGACGCCCGCAGCGTGATAACGCCGTTCATCTCATCGACAATGCTGGCCGCACCAGCAAAGTCATACTCCAAACGATATTGGAGTGGATCAATAGGAACGCCGCTCTCATCCAAGACTTGGACACGGATTTGCTTTGTCTCTCCGCCCGCGATCTTGAAATCGCCGTCCAGGTCTGTCAATGTGATATGGACGCTCGCTCCCGAGGTTTCCTCCGTCCCACCGGGGACAGAAGTATAGTAATCTGCC